AACAACAACAGCTCGTGAATATCTAATATTATCTTTTGGACTTGGTGGTTGGCGTAATGCTCTTAGTAATATCTCACTAGCACTCGCATACGATTTCCCAGAACCTACGGGTCCGCATAGTCCCCGAAAAAAGGAATCATCGTGCAAAAATTTCCAAATCGTAGGAGCATTAGAAAAGTCTAAATTAATATTTTGTAACGGTAATTCGCTTTTAATTTTCTTTTGTCTATAAGATTTGTCCTTTGCTGAAAATCGTCTTGCCATAATATATATTTACTCATTACCCATTGGAACAATTTCCAATTCGTGGTTCATAGCTATAAGGAGCTTTTCTATTGTTTCAAAATTACCAACATTTATTTGTTGTTCAATTTTATAGATTGTATCGACACTTACCTTTGCTAGATCGCTTAAATCAGTTTGGGTCAATCCTCTATCTTCTCGTAGTTCTTTAATGATCCTAGAGTGCCAATAACTATGACTCGTCTTTATCTTCTTTTTTCTCATTTATTTCATCCATTGTTATTTTAGTTACTTCCGGACCTTTTAAATTTATACCTATTATTGCGGGTCTATTATTATTATCTTGTGGTTCAAGAATACCGTGATGTTTTGATAGTAATCGTAAAGCCGATAATTTATCGTGCATCTCAACCTCAAGAGCGGTTCCAAATTTATTGGGTGTCGCTTTTATTTTCTTAATACCTTTTCTCGCTCGATGACTTAGATCCTTAGAACTGTTCATTGTTATATGACCGTGTTCATTCCAGGATAGTACATCTGTAATTTCACTACCAGCAACAGCTTCTAGCTCTTGTAAAACTTTCTTCTTATCCTCATCAGAACCTTTTTTTAAAATAGTCCTGGCTTTTCTAGTCTTAATTATATTGGTCAAAAAATGCCTTATCCTTAAAAAAATTTCTTACCGTTTTACAACTTACTGCTTTAAGTTTACAAAAACGGGACTTTTCATATTTATAAAATAATTCACTTGTAGCTTTTTGGCAATGCCTAATAGGATAAAGCCTTTTCATTCTTAGTTGCTCATTACACTCAATCCAATATGTTAAGATAAAAACTTTAAACATTGTCCTCTAAAAAATTAATTAAACGATTCAGGTACCAATTAGCCTTTTGTAGATCCTGGATCCGATCTTTCTTCCGATTCTCTCTCCAAAGATATTTAAATACCTGACCTTTTAAGTAGCCAATATACTGATCAGCTGTAAGACTTTCCTCGATCGCTTCAATACATTCGATATTTCCAACATAATGCGGTGGATTATTAACCATATCGCTTTTGTCTAAAATTTTGTGCGAAAGGGACCTACAGAAAGTGGAGCCTGGGCGGGAGGGGGAGGTGGTCTGTTTTTTTTTAGTCATAAATGCCGGTTTTCCTGGATTTACATAATGCAAACGAACATTTCGGTATTGCAAAAGTCATAATAGTCCCGTTATTTTAGCCAATTCCATCAATCCAGCTGGTAATTGTTTGTTATTCTGTAGCTGAGATCGTACATAATTGCTGGTTGTTTCCATCACCAGCTCCGCAGATACACCAGCATCTACCAATTTCTCTGCATCAATCAGGTAATTATCAGATATTTTGTGTATTCCACTCCCATTCTCAAAACCTGAACAAAATGCTTGTGCAACACACTTTATTTCATTAATCCGTTTATCACCCTTTATATCCCTACCTTTATCTGTAACCACTTCATCGGGATATTCTTCAGCTATCTTTGGTCGAGGAGCATAGAATTCCTCCTTTGTTGGTAGTTTTGTAGCTAAACCATCATAAAGTACCTGGTATCGATTCGTAGCATACTTAGACTTCCTTTTGATACCTGGTATTGCAAAGTGTCGTTTCTTTAGCTTTCTAATGTATCCAAGTTTAATTAGCCTGGTAATGTGTACTGATATAGTTTTAGGATGTCTTGATATATGTCGACCAAGCGTTACTCGAGATGGGAAACAAATGCCATATTTATTAGTATGCAGACATATAGCTCCGAGTAATCTAAGCGTTGTAGGGTGTATATCATCATCCTGGATTGCTCGAGCTGGTACGACACTATATCGTCTTGTTTCCGGCTTAGATTGTCTTATTACGGGTTTAAATGTTCTCAAAACGGTATCTCATCATCTATTGAGGTGTTCCAATCATCACCAATAACTGATGGTTTTACTGCATCAGCAATTTGTATGATTTTAGCGGGTATAAACTTGACTACCTCGTTAATATTCATAGTTACCGGATCATCTTTATGATCATCAGGTAATTTATCTTTAAAGAATGTTATTTCGACACCACAGCTGTGTTTTACTTTCCAAACGGTGCCTTGATCAGCTAGAGCTTTCTCAACAGCTTTCCATCCTCGGACCATAGCTAAAGCTTGTATTTCTATTTCTCTCTTTTTTTTAGATATAATTGCATTATCAAACAAAGCTTTTTGTCGTTCAAACTTTTCATACAGCTCATCAGGAATTCGATCTTTGTATTCAGTTCCATATTTCGATTCGATTGAACGAGCAATTCTATCTACTTCACCAATTATATCAATCATAAAACCTCCCTTATGGGACAAAGGACAGACACCCTAGTGGGATGTCCTGTCCTGTCCCGTCCCACATTATAGGCTTTGAGTATGTCCCTAGTTGTCCCAAGCATAACTAAATCCTTGTTTTCCGGGTGTTTCCGATGGGACATTTGTGTCCCGCTCCGATGTCCCGTGTGTCCCATCACTAATCCACACATAGTCTTTCCATTTTTGTAAATGTCCCGCTACTTGGAGTGATTTTGCTGATCTATAAAAAGCTTTTCGTTTAGCTTCAGGTGTTTCTGATAAGGATCTAGCATAGGCATATTCTCTCCATACTATCTCTGTAACACATTTACCTTTGCCATCTATATATTCACCCTTTGCTTCAATAGCTTCTTTCAATGCCTCCAGGCAGAGTTGTTGTGCGGGACTTAATCTTTTTTCTGTTTGTTGTTGTACTTCATCTGTATACTCCAGGACGATACTTGTTTCCTCTCCGAGATCCAGCTCGGTGTCGAGGTCCACGACTACTGATTTAAACCGCATAGGCTTGTGAGCTTCAGCATCTTTTTGCTTTTCTGTTAATACAGCCACAATAGATTCCTGGCGATCTACCCGCAAACTGACATCGACAGCTCCTATCATTGCGGTTGATCCTCTAGCTCCTCGATCTCGATCCTTACCGCTGTGATGTATTGGCATTACGGTGCATTTAAATACATCCCGGATTCGATCCATTGATTTAATGGCTTGACCCATATCCTGAGCTGAGTTCTCATCTCCAGCCATACAACGAGCTACGGTATCGAAGATTACGAGCTGTACCTTATCTTTCTTCAGCTGGTGTATTGTTGTAATAAGATCATCGATAGCCTGGTCCTCGAGCAAACCTACTGATTGCGGTATGATCAGGCATTGATCAGATGCTTTACAGTTATGATGTAGATGCCAGGCTTTTAATCGCTTTCTTAATCCACCAACACCCTCACCGGCAACATAAAATACTTGCCCTTTTTCTACTTCCAAACCGTGCCAGGATACACCGTTGGCTATATGCAAAGCCATATCAAGTGCCAGGAATGTTTTACCGCTTCCTGGAGATCCATAAACCATTGCCATCGAGTGAGTAGGGATCATCTTATCAACGAGCCAAGGAACCGGCTCCATACTCATTACCTCTTTTATGGTCATAACCTTTATAGGTGTTATTGGTTTATTGGATAAAGGCTTAGTTTGTTTAACCAGCTTGAGTAGTTTGTCAGCTGTATTGTCTTGTAACCAATCAAATATATCTCCTTTTGGTGCTAAGTTTGGTAATTCTATTAATTTAATGGACTTTGCGAGTCCCTGGAGTGTACTTATAACGGTTCGAGCGTGTTTCTGTCCCGGTTCATCGTTATCAGGGATTACAACTACATCTCTATCTTTTAAATACTGACTATGATCCTTGGTCCATTTACCGGATCCTCCGCTGTTACAAGTGGCTAATAAACCTAATTCCTCTAATCTAAGTACATCTTTTTCACCCTCAACAATGATTACTTCTTTGTTTGGGTTTGCTTTTATATTGGGTAAACGAAACGGGAGTAGGGATACGCCTTGTAAATTCCATACTGTTTTACCGTTTATTAGTTGTCGTTGTCTAAATGTTTTTGGTTCGTATCGTACAACCTGGTATATCGTTTTACCTGACTCGTCTTGATAATCATATATAGTTTCTTTTTTGGTCGAAGTAATGATGTCATCAATATCTTGACGCTTTTCAGACTTCTCAAGTCCAACAACATCATATAGAAAGTCCTCAATCTTTGTGCCTTTTGGTGCATAAGTTTCGATGAGCTTGGTACAACCGCCACCGATTTCCTCCTCGAAGTTGTACCAAGTTCCATCTTGCAAGTTGACCACCTTACTACCGTGAGTACCCCATCGCAATTCTTCGGGTTTGCGGGTTGTAGGTGGACCCCAAAAAAAGACAGCAACGGACTCTATGCAATTCGCCCATTTGTCTTGCATTATTAAAACTCTGTATCACTAGGCTTATCAACATCTGTCGATATTGGTGTTACATTGTCATTATCACCAGGTCTAGTTACCCAGCCATCAAGCTCTAATGTTGGTAGACATATTGATGCTTGACCGACTTTCATCATTTCATTGCCGGTAACTTTAACCATAGCGACTTCATCTTTATGACTTTCCTGGGTTGCCTGGATGTCTTTCCATAACTTCATAACAGCTTCTCTTGATGCTCTTTGATTTGTCATCCATTCCCTCCAGCCGGTAACCGGAGATCCGTGTTTATCAGTTAGATAAATGCTGAGATAGAAAGCTTTTTTATATCCATCTTTCAGCTGTATTTTTCCGCCAGGAACATCATTCCATTCCCATATTGGAGCTACACCCTCTTGGAGCTTACCTTGCCCGATCTTGATTGATGTTGTATCGATCAGAAATTTCTTCAGATCGCATTTCTCACCATCAACACTCCAGGTTTTTTCTTGTGATCTCCAGGCTATATATTCAACTGAATCATTACCTGAATCTAAATTACTCATTTTCATTTTCCTTTTTAATTGTAGCTGGATAGTTCTCTGCAATTTTGCTCCAGCTCAAGAATAGCTTCCAAGTTTTCCAAGGTAAGACAGCCAGGGGAGGTTGCTCATCGTCCCTTACGAATAACAAGTCAGAGTCATCTTGAGCTAAAGCCTTGTACAGAGATGTAAATGATTTTTTTCTACGCTTACATTCAGCAAACATTCCGGCTATTTGTAAATCACTTTTGTATTTACCTTTTAATGCACCGGACATAGGTTGCCTCTCAGCTTGGATGCCCAAAGATAAATGAACTTGTTCCATTTCTTTTTCAAATGTATAGCCTTTTTTCTTTGGGTGTTTAATTGCCATCCGATTCTCCAGCTGAGGTTATTATTCTCTGAAAGTCCTCAGATTTATTTTGCTGATTAAGTGCGATTCGTAAGATCTCATCAACGATAGAACTTTCAGATCTACGCTCTTTAATTTTACGATCCGCCAATAATCGACAAA